GAGCACGGCACTCCCGTGCAGTATCGAGAGAAGTCTCGCCCAGTTATGTTTATGGTGCCTCAGGCACAGTCACGTCCGACTGACTATCGCACCCTAGACGGTCGTAAGGCATACCCCAAGCAGTTTTCTGGTGCTCGTGAAGCGAGAGACTTCATGAATCAGTATCAGGATGCTGCTGGCATGGAAGTGCATGGGTATGAGCGGTTTGTGTATCAGCATATCGGTCAGAAATTCCCTGGTGAGATCGACTATGACATGTCCCAGATGAAGATCTATACGATTGACATTGAGGTGGCATGTGAAAACGGTTTCCCTGATGTGCAGGCATCTGCTGAGGAGATGCTGTGTATCACGATCAAGGATTTCAACACCAAGAAGACTATCACCTGGGGCACACGAGAGTTTGCTCCTGCCGATACTGAGTATCGTGTCTTCTGGACCGAGCAGGAGATGCTCACTGACTTCCATAAGTGGTGGACAGAGAATACTCCTGACATTGTGACTGGTTGGAATTGCAACCTGTACGACATTCCGTACATCTGTCGTCGCATTGAGCGTGTCCTTGGCGAGAAGTGGAAGAAGTCTCTGTCACCCTGGAATCGTGTGATCGATCGTGAGATCAAGATCATGGGTAGGACTAACATTGCATACGAGTTGACAGGTATCAACATTCTTGACTACCTGGATCTGTATAAGAAGTTTACCTACACCAACCAGGAGTCCTATCGTCTTGACCACATCGCCTTTGTGGAGTTGGGTCAAAACAAATTGGACCACAGTGAGTTTGAAAACTTCAAGGACTTCTATACCTCAGACTGGCAACGCTTCGTTGAATACAACATCCAAGACGTTAATCTTGTTGACCGTTTGGAAGACAAGATGAAACTGATTGAGTTGGCAATCACTATGGCATTCGATGCTAAGGTCAACTTTGAGGATGTGTATTCGCAGGTGCGTATGTGGGACACTCTTATCTACAATGATCTCGGTAAGAGGAATGTTGTTGTCCCTCCTAAGCAGACATCGAAGAAAGATGAGAAGTATGCAGGTGCATATGTGAAAGAGCCTGTGCCTGGTCTCTATGACTGGGTGGTCTCCTTTGACCTTAACTCTCTGTATCCTCACCTGATCATGCAATACAACATCTCACCTGAGACGTTGGTTGATCGTCGCCACCCCACTGTCACAGTGGATAAGTTGTTGGACCAGGCGATAGATATTGATGGAGAGTATGCTGTGTGTGCTAACGGTGCTCAGTATCGTAAGGACATCCACGGTTTCCTCCCTGAAATCATGCAAAGGATCTACGATGAAAGGACCATTTACAAGAAACGAATGCTTGCCGCTAAGCAAGATCTTGAAAATGCCAAGACACCTGCAGAGACCATGGCACTTCAAAAGGATGTGTCCAAATTCAACAACATCCAGATGGCAAGAAAGATCCAACTCAACTCTGCCTATGGTGCCATTGGAAACCAATACTTCCGATATTACAATCTGGCGAATGCTGAGGCGATCACTCTCTCGGGTCAAGTCTCGATTCGTTGGATTGAGAATCGGATGAATGCATACCTAAACAAGATTCTTAAGACCGATGATACTGACTACGTTATTGCTTCTGATACTGATTCCATCTATCTCAATCTGGGTCCTTTTGTACACAAGGTATTCAAGGAGCGAGAGGCAAGCGATGAGAGTATTGTTAGGTTCCTTGACAAGGTGTGTGAGGTGGAATTTGAGAAGTATATACGAAATTCTTATGAAGCGTTGGCGTCCTATGTGAATGCCTACGAGCAGAAGATGTTTATGAAGCGAGAGAATATCGCTAACAAGGGCATCTGGACTGCTAAGAAGCGTTATATTCTCAACGTCTGGAATAGTGAGGGTGTGCAGTATGCTCAACCCAAACTGAAGATGATGGGTATCGAAGCAGTGAAGTCTTCTACTCCTGCTGCTTGCCGCACTGCAATTAAAGAGGCACTCAATGTGATCATGACTGGCAGTGAAGAAGCAACTCAGGAATACATCAAAGACTTCCGTGATAAGTTTGAGTCCCTCCCTCCTGAGGAGGTAGCATTCCCTCGTGGGTGCAATAACATCGCAAAGAATTCTTCCCCTGCTACCATCTATGGCAAGGGATGTCCCATGCATGTGCGTGGGGCGCTACTATATAACTTCTGGATCAAGAAGAAGAAACTGTCCCACAAGTATCCTCTCATTCAGGAAGGAGAGAAGGTGAAGTATATCCACTTGAGGACACCTAATAAGATCAACGAGAATGTGGTCTCATTCTTCCAGACTCTTCCGACTGAATTCGGTCTTGACAATAGCATTGACTACGACTTACAATTCACGAAGAGTTTCCTTGATCCTCTCAAAGCCATCCTCGATACCATCGGATGGAAGGCAGAAAAAGTAAACACGTTGGAGGCACTGTGGTCTTGAGTTTTCTAAATGACATTGTAAAAGAGATTGATAATGAGTATGCTGGTCTGGTTTCTGACGGTGTATCAGCAGGCGATACTACTGCTTTCATTGATACTGGGTCTTACATCTTTAATGCTCTATGCAGCGGGTCAATCTTTGGTGGCATCCCGTCGAATAAGATCACAGCTATCGCTGGCGAATCTTCAACTGGTAAGACTTTCTATTGCCTCGGTATCGTTAAGCATTTTCTTGAAACTGATCCTGACGCAGGTGTAATCTACTTTGAATCTGAGTCTGCCATCTCTCGTGAGATGATTGAGTCACGAAACATTGACAGTAATCGTATGGTTGTAGTCCCTGTTACCACTGTGCAGGAATTCCGCTTGCAAGCAATCCGCATTTTGGATAAATATCTGGAGCAACCACCAGACAATCGCAAACCAATGATGTTTGTCCTGGACTCCCTGGGCATGTTGTCAACAACCAAAGAGATTGAAGACAGCGAAGCAGGCAAGGAGACCCGTGACATGACTCGTGCTCAGGTTGTTAAGTCCATTTTCCGTGTCCTTACACTCAAACTGGGTAAAGCAAATGTACCTCTCATCGTTACCAATCATACATACGATGTCGTCGGAGCATACGTCCCCACTAAAGAAATGGGTGGTGGTAGTGGTCTTAAGTATGCTGCTTCTACTATCATCTATCTCTCGAAGTCTAAAGAGAAGGATGGGAAGGAAGTCATCGGAAACATCATCAAGGCCAAGACAGCAAAGTCCCGACTCACTAAAGAGAATTCCATGGTGGAGACCCGTCTCTTTTATGATGAGCGGGGTCTAGATAAATACTATGGTCTCCTGGAGTTGGGTGAGAAGTATGGTGTCTTCCAACGTGTAGGCAACCGATACAAAGTTGGCGAGTCTTCCATCTATCCAAAGCAGATCCTCAAAGATCCTGAGAAATACTTTACTGATGAAGTGATGGCATCTCTGGAGGAAGCAGCACGTCAGGAGTTTAGTTATGGATCTTAAGCATTTCATTCGTGTGTATGATGATGTGCTAGATGAGAATCTCTGCCGACACATCATCAATGGTTTTGATAAGGAGCAAAATAAAATCCTGATGAATCAGGATAGCATTAAGTTTGCTACTCTTAACATGACTGAAATGGCAGAGAAAGAGCAGCAACAAAACTGGGGTCTCATTCAAAATCAGGTTGTATCTGCACTGCAAGCATGTGGTCAGCAATACATTCTTGATTTGGATTGTGAGAAATATATGCCTCAACAAAATGCTCTGGAGCAGATCAAGATTGTCCGTTACAACCAGGGTGAGGGTAAGTTTGATGAGCACATTGATGTTGGTGACTATGCATCAGCACGTCGCTTCGTCGGTTACTTTGTTTACTTGAATGATGTAGAAGAAGGTGGGTCTACTTATTTTCACAACAGTGATTATGAAGTAGAGGCAAAACGTGGTAGGATTGTCATGTTTCCTCCCACCTGGCAATACCCACATGCTGGTCTAGTCCCCAAGAGTGAGGACAAGTATATTCTAACCACCTATTTGCACTATCAATGAGTCTAAAAATTGAGGAGGTTGCCCTCAGCAAACTCATCCTTGAAGAAGATTACTGCCGTAAGGTCCTACCCTTCCTCAAGGATGAGTATTTTGATGCGCTGTCTAATCGGACGCTATTCAATACGCTGACGGAGTATATCAATGAGTATGACACTACCCCAGAGCCTACTGCTCTGAAGATTGAGGTAGAGAAGCGTCGTGATATCACTGAGGATATCTTCAGGGAGATCGTATCCTTCCTGGATAACCTGGATCACGACCAATATAATGAAGACTGGTTGCTCGACACTACTGAGAAGTGGTGTAAGGAGCGTGCTATATACTTAGCGTTGATGGAGTCTGTCAAGATCGCTGACGGTCAGGATAAGACTCGCACTAAGGATGCCATCCCCTCCATCATGTCTGAGGCACTGGGGGTGTGTTTTGATGACCATGTGGGTCACGACTATATCAATGACTCAACGGATCGTTATGACTTCTATCACCGTAAAGAGGAGAAAATTCCCTTTGATCTCGACTATTTCAACAAAATCACAAAAGGCGGTCTGCCTAACAAAACTCTTAACATCGCGCTTGCTGGTACAGGCGTCGGCAAGTCTCTATTCATGTGCCATGTGGCTAGCTCCATCCTGCTCCAAGGACGCAACGTTCTCTACATTACAATGGAGATGGCAGAAGAGCGAATTGCTGAGAGAATTGACGCCAACCTTCTTGACCTCCCGATCCAACAACTGAGTGACCCGATCCTCACCAAGGATCGTTACGTTGCTAAGATTGATGGACTGAGGAAGAAGACTCAGGGTAGACTTGTCATCAAAGAATACCC